AACAGTTCTTACATATGAGACACCATTATCAAAAGAAACTAAATCACCGGCATACAAGTTACCAAGTGGTGAGCCAGTAACGGCAATAACAGTATTGCTTGTGGCTGATGTTACAACGGTACTATCTGTTGCTGTCAAGTTTGATGAGAATGCTTGTGTGCTTGGGCAAATAGAAACTCTCAATGAATTACCTAGACCACCTGGATATTTTGCAACAAGTGGACCGTTAGTTGTATTTGCTGTAGTGTGATTCTGTAGATAATCATCTTCGTTTTCAATTAAAATGGCTCCGTTAGAATTAGCAGAAGCATTAAGAGTTGAAAACGAACTGTTAGCGACACGAACAACCTTTAGATTGTTTGAGTATGCCAAGAAGTTTGCTGCTGAAAACCAATATTCATATTGATTGCCACCTGCTCCTACAGAGTTAGCAGTTGGTTTACCAAAAATAGCAACCAAACGATTCTCATCAGGTATAGTAACAACAGTATTTGCAGGACCCCATTGAAATGGACCAGCAAGTGCGCCAATTGATGTGGCAACAGATGGGACAACTGTAGTCAGATCAATCTCTGATACGTTTATCCCAGCGGATAATTGAAATGCCATGGATTTCTCCTTTTGTTATCGGGTCAATTCTTTTATGTTCTATTTAGTTTTTTATAAAACTGAGGAACTAATCCCTCTTGTAGACCAATAATCACCTGAATCGACTGTAATTTCTTCTTGTAAACCATTGTCTATAATTCCTACTGGAGTTAATAGTTCTTCTTCCATTAGCATATTCTGTTCTTCTAAAAGTACCCTACGAATGTCAATATTCGTAGAATCTCTGAAGTATGACTGTGCGGTTAACCAAGCAAATAATACCAAACCCATTACTAGGTCATCGTTATTACCTTCTTCTGCTGCATAACTGTCTTTGCTACGAACGAAGGTATTCATTTCCGCAATAGTATCAAAATCTCTAATCAATAATTTATCAGATTCGATAATCGTTTTCAAGTTTGCACAGCCAATCTTCTTAACTGTTTTAGTTGTTTTAATACCGAAACTTGATCTAGCTTTGAAACCACCTGAAATAGTTTGTCCCTTGATATGATGATGGTCTATTTTATATACATTCTCATATTCTAAATCATAATGTAGAATGTCCACTACCTGTTGGCCTATGTTGTTAGTTTCAATCAAAACAAAGGCTTCATTATATCTTCGACATAGTGAGTATATAATTGTTGGAAAAAATAGTAGTGGAAGTTTGTTATTTCTATATTTAGCAACTTGTTTATACGGAGTTTCAGATACATCTATAATGTTGATTGTGGAATAATCTTGCTCAACACCTTCTGAACAGTCAACCGTTGCAATATATAATCGTTTCTCTTTAGGTAACTCATATATATCAAGGCATTCTTCTTGTTTGATTGGATCAAAGAATGCCATGGATCTCAATTTAGCACCAGAAATTAATGTCGCTGAAGAACCAATAAACTCCGTTTCAAATTCCTGTCGAAATTGTTCTTCAGAAGTGTTATTAATTGTTTCTTCTTTCCACTTTTGATCTCTACCTGGTACCATTGACCAGTGAACTTCAAGTGTTTTATATGTTGATCTTCCTTCTGTTGCATCAACCCACATTTTATAGAAATGGTTTAGACCATATGGAGTTGATACAATAATAACCTTTGAAGTTTTGCCTGATGATATAACTGGGTATGTTGATGTGAAGAATTCATCTGCCATGTTCTTTGGCACGAAAGCAAATTCATCAAGGAAAATTAAGTTATAAGTGCCACCACGAACGCCAGATGCAGAAGTAGCAAACGCAGCAATCTTAGATTTGTTTTCTAGTTCAATGTTACCTTTGTTCCAAGTAATGATACCCTGTTGCATCCAAAGAGGCAGATATTCATATGCATATTGAATACGACCTAGAATTTCACGGGCTAGAGAACCTTTGTTTGCAAGAATTGCAATACTATAATCGTCTTGAAACAATACAGACCAAAGCATAAAGCCAACAGTCGTGGTAGTTTTACCAACTTGTCGAGGCATTTTTGCGATACAGAATCTATTTTCATGGTATGTTTTGACCATTTCTTCTTGAAATGGCCACATATCAAAATCAATAAGACCTCTATCTACGTTTACAATCTTGACATAGGTTCTAATAAAATATACTGGATCTTCAGAACACTTTAAAAATTCTCTTGCTTGATCTTCTGTAAATGATATAGTAACGCCAGATCGTTTTAATTTAGCATTACCAAGGTACCCACCACCATCATTCATTATTTTATAATACTACGAAGCATCCATGCGTGTTTCTGATGCTTACCTAAAATTTCTTGTAGAAAGTTAGAAATGGCAGGTTCATTGGCAGCATCAGCGGCTACAATGCCGGCACGAAGATGGATAATATAACGCTCATTGTCACGGAAAAGATTAGTAAACATAACAATTGGTGCAAGAATATTTACATCTTCTTCAATGTCCGAAAGTTCCATCATACGAGATAATGAAACTGGAGCATAGGAATCTAAACGGCGAAGGTGTTCAGCAATGTCATCTGTTTGAAGGAAAATAGAATTATATAAGTTACCTAGAAAATCGTGATATTCAGGAAAGTTTGAACCTTCTACATTCCAATGATATGAATGTGCTTTGAAATACAAAGCAAAGTTTGTACCAAGAATGGTTTTAAGTTGATCAATTAATTTTTCCATAGTATTTTTATTTAGCTTGTCTAAGTTGTTTAATAAATTCTGCTGTTGAACCTACAAAAACAGCCTTGTCAACATTGATTGCGCCTCTGTTGTCTAATTGCTTTGGCTGCAAATCTTGTTTTCTTTTTTGTATCTCTAGCAAATCTTTATTCATATCTGCTAAGTGTTTCATCATGTTAGCCGCAACTTCGTATGCCCTTGGATGCTCAGACTCTTTGGCAACATGAAGAATATTATCAGCAGCAATATTACCTTTTTCAATTAGCTTGCGAAGATTTTGCCTTGCAAATTCAGCATCATCATCTACAACATTTTCGATAACAACCATTTCTGTAGTTGTAACTTCAATTGGTTCAATGTCTAGTGCTTCAGAAAGTTTTTCATTTAGTTTGCTCATAATAATGTATTAGGCCACTCAGTTATTTCATCGTTAAATCCAAAGTTGTCATCTGGTGCAGAATTTGCTTGTGGTACTGATGTAGTAACTATATGCACAGCTTTTAGTGGAACAACATCTGTTCTGGCTATACGATAGACAGCACCAGAATAATCTCCAGAAACAAAATTATTTGGAGAAAATAAACCATTTAATTCACCAACAATTAATATACCATTTGTATTGTTAGAGAAATATATAACTTTACCTGTGTAGTATGGGCTGTTATTTGCTCTAACAGTTTCGCCTGTTAAGAAATAATTATTACCGTTTGCATAGTCTACATATAATTTTTGAGCATCACGATTTTGTGTATTGATATAGATGTTTGTGTTTGCTTGACCATATCTTCCTGAAGTTGTGCTATAAGAACCAATGATGCCACCTGGTTCTTCAATTGCTGGCCACAGATAACTCTTTACAGTAAAATCTAAATCCCAAATAATTAATCTTGATGAGCCATCGGATAAACCACCTTCATACTCTGTAGTAGTATTAACAGAATTTAGTATGATTGGCATATCATATTTTTGATCCATACCAGGAATCATATCAACTGTAACAGTAAAATCTGGTTTGAAGAAAGGTAATATCTGTTCTACAATTTGTGTTCCGTCATCTGTATTTCGAACATAGATTGTCATAGAAAAATTGAAATCATAGGGAACAGGAATATATTGTGCGCTAACTCCACCTGTGCTGTTCATTGCAAAGTTTTTAATTAGAGACTGTTGCTTGCGTGAGTTGTCATAACTCAGACCAGTCATTTCAAATGAAATGCGCGGTACATTTATAGCGATAGTTTTTGTTAGAGTGGGATCGGATGTGATAGCAGTTAAATATCTTTCCTTTGGACCATATGAAAGAGGTACTTTAAAAATTTCTTTTTTGCTTACCCCATCACGCATATATCTTTGCAATTGGATATCATTGAATAGAGTACCAAACGCAACAACAATTTTGCGAATTGAACGATTATAATATTGTGACTTACCTAACATTACGGTTCACCAAATGGGTTAACTTCAGAGAAATCAATAATAGAATCTGATTCACCCTCTATTCTAGCATTATCTTGTATATCTTCAAATGCAGTATTCATATATGTAGTATCATCTACAGTAATACTGTTCCATTTTGCATTACTTGTATTACCCGATACATTACCTGATGCAAATGTACCTTGCACTCTAATGATATCTATGTGCGTGTTTGGCGTAAAATCATAGACAATAGCCTGTGCAGTAGCATAAGTTAAGTTAGCACCTTGATAAACTATTTCATCATTAACAAATTTACCTGTGCCACCTGCGGCTAGTGAAATCTTTGTGCGTGGATAGTAATCACGAATCTGTTCATCAATCTCATTAATACCAGTTGAAATAATTTCATTTGAGAATACATACAGTTTCATTTTCAATGCATATACATAAACATTACCGCCACGACCTCGACCTAGAGTGTAGAACATTGTCTGTTGATCTTCATGTTCTACAAATGTAATCTCATATAGATTTTTTAGTAGTGGTACATAAATTAAATCACCTTCATTAGGTCTTATCTGTGGAACTGTTGCAACAAATCTACGGCGAGAAACTAGCAATGTTATTTCATCACGAATTTCTAAACCAAACTTAGATATGAAATCTTGCTCACCATCCATACCTGTAACATTTTCCATATACATCTCAAGTGGAAATGCAGTAACATATTGCTTGAGTGTGTCTTCACCATATAGATAATCTACGGAATCTCTTGTGCCTCTTGGAAGATAAAATACATCCATACCATACATCTGCATGGCTTCAATAACCAAATCCTCCACAAGCAACTGCTCGGAAGTTATCTGGCTAGTAGGAAACGGATTGAAATAGAAGTTTGTTGCCATTAGCCTGTCAATATCTCACTTGGCAGACTGTTGTAATTGTAAATTTCTTCTTCAACTTTATCAATCTCTGCTTGAGCCTCATCCCAAATTTCTTTGCCGTTTAGTGTGACACCACCTGGCATTTGTATGCCACCAAATTTCTTTAGGTTTTCACCCCATTGTCTTTTGATGAGTGCTGTGCCATACCGTTTTAAAACTTTATCATCCCAAACATCGGATATACCAGATACTGTTCCCGTAACATTTGTTTGATTTGTTGCAACTGGACTATAAAATTGTAATGATGTTGGTGATGAAATTGTTTTTATTTGTTTACTCTCACCACCAATTAAAATGATATCATTTTCCAAAACTTCTTGATCAAAAATTGTACCAGTTCCAACTACAGTATTTGCAGTTGTTGTAGCCGTAAGTGTACCTGTTAATGTAACTGTATCGGGTACAAGTTTTCTATAACACTCTAAGATAACATATGTACCAACTTGAACATCGCTGTTCCAATCTATATCAAGAAACACTTTGTTTAATTTACGATTGAATCTAAACTGTGGCGTACCAGAGAATAGCAATTGTAATGTGCGAATGTGCTGCATCGTAATCTCATATGATACATATGAAACAGAAGTAAAATCGTATAGATCGTGTAAGCGTAACTGATAACGCAAGTCAAACATATTGATTGATGAGTTAGAATCGTCAAATGGTAAAACACCAGTTACAAATGTTACTGCATCAGGACAATAAATCCAACGGCGATTAATGTCTTCAGCCGTAATCATATGCTTCATGTAAATCTTTTCAGTACCATCAAAATGGTAATCTTGAAAGAATTGTAGAGCATCATCTATACGGTCATCGACCTGATCGTCATCCACGTTAATATTGATAACAGGGAAACCTAATCGGCGAAGGCAGTATGTTTTAAATTGTAATCTAGTAACAGGTTTAGACATTCTATTTCTTCTTCAATTCGTTGATTTCTTGTTTTAGTTCTTTCACAGATTGAATCAGCAAAGCCACTATTCTATCATATTTAACTGCAAGATAACCATCCGGTCTTTCGGCAACAAGTTCAGGTAAAACTTCTCTTAGTTCTTGGGCAATCACACCAACATCATGTCTTCTATTAAAGTAATCGTCTTCACCGCCATGCTGTTCAAGGTAATCATCAGTCCATTCAAATCTAACGCCTCTAATTTTATCCATAGAGGACAAAGCATTTTCAATTGGTACAATATTTTTCTTCAGTCTTACATCTGAAGAATAGTATGCGGTAATATTATTTGCTGCACGAATCTCACCAACAACACCTGAGGCTGCTGTTCCAATACCCAATGATGTAGTCTGAAGACTTGATGAGAACGAAGCGTAAGAGTTGGCATCAAGAGTTAATGCCGTAGTTCCGCCAGTTGTACCGTTATTGTTTATTTTAAAAACTAAGGTACCATCAGTATTTCCAGTAACAATATAACAACTGGTAGATGTAAGTCCAGAAGATACGATACTCATGTATTAAAGCTTTCTTTAAGAACAAGTTTCAAAGTATTATTTATCTCATTCTTCATTGATAATTGCCATCACTTCATCAAGTGTTTCTTTAACTTCCCACGAATTGTTATTTACACCAAATGCCACAGTTACTTTTGTGCCATCTTCTTGTGTACCTTCAAAGAACGATATCAACGCTTCGGTATTTAAAATTAAACCTTCACCGATTCGACCTGGAGTTGCATTGGTTAATTTTATCATTCTCATGTTTGTGCAACCCATGAAGTGGTGTCTTCATCCCACAAATATATGCCATCAGTTGGCATTGCAACAGGAGCATCCCATAGACAGGTGCTTTCATTCAACACCCAAGATGCGTATGGTTTTGGTGGAATAAATGCATCACGTTGTTCATCATATGTGTAACCAATGCCTGCAT